GCCCGCCGCTGCGCCGCCTGCCGAGCCGCCGCCGAGCATGCCCATGCTCGCGCTCAGGGCCATGCCGCCGCCCTTCAGGAGCGCGTAGCCGCCGAGCATCTTCTCGAACTTCTCAAGCGGGTGGTTCGAGAAGAACCGCTCGAGGGCGTTGACGACCTTCATGATCGCCGGCTCCCACGAGATGATCTTCTCCTTCGCCAGGTCGAACGCGACGCCCAACCGGTACCCCACGGTGTTCGCCCAGGCCATGACCTGGCCCTTGTGCTCAGAGAACCACGCGTTCGCCTCGCCGAGCGTCGTCTTGATCTTCTCGAACAGGGGCCCGCTGATGACCTGGCCGAACTGCTTCACGTTGTCCATGAAGGTCGAGGACAGGCCCTGGAAGGTCTTCCCCTCCTGCGCGAACGCGTCCTTGAACCCTTCGAGACGCGTGTTGATCTCCGCCGCGCGCTTGTCGGCGCGAAGCGCGTTGAACCGCTTGATGTCGCCCGGCCCGATGCCGAGGCGCTGGCCGAGAATGTTGTGCTGCCCCGCATGGCCTTCGAGGAGCGCGGCCATCTCGCGGCCCGCCATGTCGGGCTTGATCTTCGACACCGCAGCGAACGCCATCGTCTTCGCGGCGAGGTCCTCCACGCCGTACGTGTTCATGCCCGCATGGAATGCGGACACCGCGATCGTCTGGAAGATGGGGACGAGTTCCTTGAACTCGCCCGGAAGGTCCGCCGCATCCCGGCGCATCTTGCTCAGGATGGACGCGCCCATCTCGAGCCCCTGCGAAAGGCTGTCCGCGACGTGCGCGTTCTGGAAGATGCCCGCCAGCGCGAGCTGCGTGCTCTCCAGCTCCGCGTTGAACTTGATCGCGAATCCCGTCACGAGACCGCCGGCCAAAGCGAGCGCACTGCCCACCTTGATCGCGAGCCCCGCCATCGCGTCCGCCGCGCCGCTCAGCGCCTGGCCGAGACCCACCCCGAAGTCGGCGACCTTCGAGTTCAGCTCGCTCATCGCCCGATTGGGCTTGTCGAGTTCCGGCAGACCGAGCGTGCCGTGCGTGCGGTAAACGACGTCGACGTCGTAGGTCACGCCGGGCATTTAGACGGGTCCTTGGTACGTCGTCGTGACGCCGTTGTTCGCGAGGTAGTAGTGAAGGTACGTGCCGGGACGCGGCTCCGCGAGCGGCGCGCCGGTCTCGTCGTAGATGGCCGCCGAGGTGCAGCGGAGGATGCGCTTGTCAGCGCGCGAGATGACCCCGCGGATCGCCGCGAGCGTCCACATGTTCCAGTCCGGACGGTCATCGAAGTACGACCGCAGGCGCCGCTTGATGAGGAGGTCCAGGTCCGTCGTGTCGGCGAGCGAGTTCGGGCTCCGGAGCCGCACCGTCAGCGCGGACGTGATGACACGGTTCGTGGTCGGGTAGACCCGGACCTTGGCCCCGAACCCCACCGCGCCCGCGTCGTAGATACCCTGCTGCACGCGCGCGGCCCAGTCGGCCCCCGACGCCCAGCTCTGATCCATCACGTAGGCCTCGCCCACGCCCGCTGCCGTGTTGTCGACGAGGATGAAGTGCTTCACGCCGGTCGCCGCGAGCATCGCCGCCGCGAGCGCGTTCCGGTTCGGCGCGTACTGCCCCGTGGCATAGAAGCGCGCGTACCGCTTGAGGTCGTCGTCACTGACGCCGTCCGACCCACCCGCGACCTCGTACGCCGTGACCTTCCACGCGTTGTCGAAGAGCTGCGAGCCGATCGTCAACGCCGGCAGCGCAACCGTCGTCGGCGGACTGTTCGGCGCCGCGCCGTCCGAGGTCGCCTCGATGGGCACGCGCACCGTGCGAACACCGAGCGGGACGTTCACGTCGTCGACAGACAAGAAGGCCGCCCCCGGAAGGGGCACGGGCACCGCCGTCGTCGCTTCGCGCACGAACCGCGAGCCCTTCGGGATGACCCCCGCGAAGGCCGCCCCCGTGAGCCGCGTGAGGGTGAGCGCACCGCGCGCACGCGTGGGCGCGAAGTCGAGCGAGGCGTCGAACTCCGACCCCGCCAGGTTCCGGAGCGCCTGCCCGCGCGCAAGCGGCAGGCGCCCGTTGTAGGCCCCGTCGGCGAGACGGGCGATCGCAAGGGCGGCCTGCGCCTCGAGCCCCGCTGTGATGTGGCTGTAGACCCCTGCCCCGTAGTTCACGAGCGGCAGCGTGCGCGGACGGGCTGCGATGAGCGCAGCAATGCCCGGACCGATGACGCTCGTGGATGTGGGGATTTGGGATCGGGTCACCGTGGTTCCGGCTTTCCGAATTCCGCCTCGAGATGGGCGGCCAGCGCTGCGGCGAACACGGCGTGTTCGAGCGCTGTTAGGGGATGCGTGAGGGGATCACGCGCGAGCAGAGAGAAGATGTCCTGACGACCGAAGCGGCAGAGAAAAGCGAGGTGGTGCCAGCGGTTCCAGTAGCGCTCCCAGTAGGCGCCGCTCAGTCCACGGAAACCGGCAGCACTTTTTTTGCGATCGCCTGGACCTCGTCCTCGGTGATCTCGTTGTACTGGCGGTACAGCGCCTCGAGAAACATCATGTCGCGCGCGTTGAACAGGGTGCCGAACTCGTCATCGAGCTGGGCTGCGTTCATCTTGCGCCACTGGATCTCTTTCGACATCGCGCCGCCGTTGTGAAGGCCGCCCGTGGTGGTCACCTGCTGGACCATCCACTGGACGCCGAGGCGCCACTCCTTCTTCCGGAGCTGGAACATCGTACCGTCCGTACCTACCGCCGCTGCCGCCGTGTTCGACACCTTGTCGCGCTCATCGATCGTCAGCGGCCGGAACCGCACGGCACGCCCGGAGCACAGAGGCTGGTCGAGCGTCACTTGAAAGAGATCCATCAGATTGCCTGTACCTCGTCGTAATTCGTGAAGCGGAACTTCATCGTCAGCATGACGGGATCCGCACGTCCGCTCTGCGCCATGGTCCAGGGACCGAAGCGGCAGTTCGAGAGCTTGTAGGCTGCACGCGTCCCGTCGCGCTGCCGGATGCGTACCGAGGCGCGCTGCTCGAGGGGCGTCGCCGCCGCGTCGTCGGTCTGCTGCGCGTCCATCATGGCGCGCATGAGAACCTGGTCGGCCTGGTAGATGTCGACCGAGCCCGAGTAGTAGTTCGTGACGAGGTCGAGCCTGTCGCGCTGCTCCCCGTTCACGCCTTCCTGGATCTCCGTCGCCTGCTGGTCGACGGTCCAGTTCTTCGCCGCGATGTAGACCGGGGCGCCGTCCTGGTAAATCTTCAGCGTCACGTCTTCCCCGCGGAAGAAGTTCACGTTCGCCATGTTGTGACCTCGTTCAGAGAGTGACGACGGCCTTGACGGTCTCGCCGTAGTTGACACTGAAGAAGATGCGCTCCTGGTCGGAGCTGATCTTCACGTCGGCGGGGACCACGAAGTTCCCCTGATCGATCGACACCTGCGGGTTGAACGCGCGGATGTCCTGGATCGTGTAGCCGACGATGTGCGGCAGGTGATTCGCGTCGATGCGCGCGTTGTTGAGGAGCGTCGCGAGGAAGTCCGTCACCGCGTCGATCTCGTCCTGCTGGTTCGACGGCACGTTCGGACTGTCGACGTAGGGCCGGAAGGACCCTGTCACGCTGCGCCCGAGGTAGTGCCCCATGCGCGTCCGCTTGAGGCTCCCGCGGCTCGGATCGACCGCGTTGTACGTGTTCTTCGCCGCCTCGAACGTGAACCCGCCATCACGCTCACGGATGAGCGTCGTGATGCCCTGGTCGCTGTTCGTCGCCGCGCCGTCACCGCGATCCGCTTCGAGGTCGATGATGCCCGACAGGAGCGCCTGGCACTCGGGCGACTTCCACGCGATCGAGGTCGAGGGCGAGAGCTGCGAGGCGACCGACGCCGCGAAGGGCGCCGGAGGCACGAGGGTCTTCGTCCCGTCCGTGTCGTCGTAGATGTACGGCCAGACGTCGGCGTAGCAGACGCGGAGCGAGCGGTAGTTCGCGACGTCGGTGAGCACCTGCGCGGCGGTCATGCCCGAGTCGCCGTTGAGGTACGCGACCCGGTCCGTCATCAGGTCGGCGTGACCCTGGAAGCCCGCGTTCACCGCGGGGCGAATCGTGTTGCCCGGATCGCCCGTGAAGACCGCGTCCACGCTCTGGTCGGTCTCGCAGAGCGCCACGCCCTTGTTCGCCGTCCCCGGCGTTCCGACGTAGTCCGTCGCGGTGATGGTGCCGTCGGTGCCGCCCGAGAAGGTGTACGTCCCCGGCAGCGGCACGAGGCCCGTGCCGGGCGACGTCGTCGCGCCGATCAGGTACGCGTTCGCGATCTGCGTCGCGGTCCCGATGTTCACTGTCGAGAGGTTCTGGAGAAAATCGACCGTCGTGCCGGTGGGGCCCGTGATGCTGACCGAGAGGTTGTAGTGCGTCGCGTTGCCGTCGGTCGCGGTGGAGACGACCGCGATGATGCTGTTGCCCGCCGTGCCCGGGTACTTCGCCGTGAGGGTGAGCGCCGTCGCGGGGCCCGTCCCGAGAAGGATGCACGTCGCCGCCACCGCGGTGGCGCCGAGGACGCGGATGAAGCCGAGGCGCGGGAAGCCCTTCCGGATGACGGAGAGGTAGCCCTTCGTTCGCCGGTCCATGCCGGGCGGCGCGACCATGTTGATGAGGCTCGCGGTGTCCGACGGATAGGTGAGCTTCTGCGAGGGCCCCCAGGCGAACTGCGCGACGAGGACGCCGGTTCCCGTCCCGGTCGCGCGAACCGTGGCCGGGGGCGTTCGCTCGATCGCGTACACGCCGTGCCGGCGGGCCTGCGCAGTGGAAGTGATGAACACGGCCATGAGGTTCTCCTACTTGGTCAGTGAGATGAGGATGTCGGCCGGCGCGGCCGGATCCGCGGCGCCCTCCTGCTGGAGCAGCCGCAGCGCGTACTGGATCGCCACCTGGCGCGACGTGACGCGCGAGACGGTGAGCATGAGGAAACAATCGCCGCGCACGGTCGCGCGGAACTCCGCCGTGTTCACCGAATCCGGAGTGTTCTCCGTCCCGATGGACTCCCACTTGAAGTCGGCGATGGTCCCCGTCCACGCCCCGTCGAGCGCGAGGAGAAGGCCGCTCCCTACGGGGTCCGGGTTGTAGGCACCCGCGAGCGCCCACGCGCCCGCGTTGAGGAGCTCGTCGAGGCGCGCCAGGATGTCGTCGCAGTCCTCGTCGCTGGTCGCCCACACGTCGAGCTGGAGCGACTGCGTGCACATCTTGACCTGGTAGGTCGCGTACGTCTGCGTCGCGCCCACCGGGATCGCGCTCAGCTGCCGGATGTCGATCGGCTCGTCGGTGCGCGCGCCGGCCATCAGCACCGTCACCGTCTTGTCCTCGATGCGGCGGCGGGGATCGGGCCAGTCTTCTTCGACGTTCACGTCGGGCGCGAGGCCCTGCTGCAGGTACCGCGCAAGCGCCGTCGTGGCCGCCTGCTGGATGGTGATCAACGGCAGGCCTCGGCGATGCGCACGTGGAGCACGCGCTCGATCTCCGGCAGCGTATCCCGCACGTACCAGTGCGGCTTCGTGCCGACCTTGGCGATGCGCGCCTGAATCGCGCGCGCCACCTGCTCCGGGGCGCCCGTGCCGAGGGAGCCCCCGCGCTCGAGACGCTTCAGCGCCGCCGCAACGCTCCGGGCGTGCCCCGCCGTCGTCGTTCCGATCGTGGCCTTCATCCCGTAACGCGTCTTCAGCCGACCCTTCGAGGTCAGGCCCTGCATCCCGCGGAGCTTGACCCACCGGATGAGCACATCGAGCGGCACCACGTGCGGGCGCGATCCGACTTCGACCGCTGCCGCATGGGGGGCGGCCACCGTCGTCACCGCCACGACGCCGGCCTCCGAATCGTTCGACACCGCGTGAATCGACTGCCGCAGCTCGCCGAACGCCTTCGGCGTGCGGTCACGGATGCGCCAGACGGCGTCGCGCGAGGTCTCTCGAATCGCGCCGCGGAGCTTCCGCTCCAGCTTCCGGATGTCTCGCCGCAAGAGCCGGCGGAATTCGGGAATGGAGCTGCAGTGAACGACGCTCACGTCGGGAACACCTTCGCGAACCGCGCGCGCAGCACGAGCGCGTAGGAGTAGATACCGCCGCGCCCGGGGCGCCCGCTGTCGCCTGGGGGGCCCGACGCGCCGCCGGTGCGGAGCTCGACGAGCGCGTACTCGCCCGCGAGCGGGCCGGTCACGACGTAGATCGCCTCGATGCCCTCCTCCTCGAAGGACGGGCCGAGCTGGGCCGGCGTGAACCCGACGCCTTGCCCATCGCTGGGCGTGATGTGGCTCACCTGGATGTCGCCCGAGGTGTAAAGGCCGCCCGACCCCGCGACGTCGCGCGCCGTCAGCTGGTGCACCGGGAGCTGCGGCGGGAGCGCGAGCGTGACGTCGTTCGGATTGCCCGCGCCGATCTTCCCGCCCGACCAGGTGCGCGTGAGAATCGTCACCTGGTTCGGGCGCTGGTCGAGACCGGCCGCGCCCGCGACGTTGCCCCGAATCTCGTCCACCACCTGAAGGAGATCGAGGCGGAAGCTCAGGCTGGCTTCTCGCCGAGGTTCTTCGGCGGCAACGAGATGGCGATGCCCGCGTTGCACTGGCTGCAGGCGCCGCGTCCGAAGTCGACGCTGATGTTCCCGCAGCGCATGCAGTGGACGGCCTTCACGTCTCCGGCGAAGCGCTCCGGCTCCTCGGCGGCGCGCGTCCAGACGAAGCACTGCGGGCACCAGACTTCACCGTCGACGTGAACGGGCAGCTCCTTCGCTTCCGCGCTCAGCTCGCACTGGCAGTTTTCGCAATTAGCCATGGGGGATCAAGTTTCCGCCGGACCCGCTTCCGAGACCGCCTGTGTAGCTGTCGCCCGGGTAACCGCCGGGCCCGTAGTAGTCGGCGAACGTCGGCACACCGAACAAGGTGGAGAGCTGGCCAATCAGCTGGCGGCCGATCGACACGCACTCCTTCAAGGCCATGCCGGCGAAGAACTTGATCTCGTCGACCGCCTCGATGCCCGATGCGCTGAGGAGCACTCCCGCCTTCGACCCATCGCCGTAGAGGCGCGCGTCGATGACGAGGAGGCGACGGAGGAGCAGGGTCACCTTGTCCTCCGCCTCCGGACTCAGAATGTTGAACGTGCCCTCGAGCCGCGTGTCCTTGTAGCGAAACAGATCCGGGTACCCGAGGTACGCCCGGATCTGCGTCAGCTGAACCGCGGTGAGCACGGGTCAGCCCTGCTTCGGTCGGACCGAGCCGCGGTGCGAAGCGGTCTTGTCCGACGCGTTCAGCGGAACGTCCCGCTGGTCCGGCAGACCGACCGTCGCCTCCGTCGGAGGCGGTCCCGGAATGGGCGCGTTCGCGGCCGGCGGATCGACATGGAAGGCCGGCGGCATGACCGACGACTTGTCCGCCGCCGTCGGCTGCTTGTTCGAGATGCGCGGGGACAGATCGGGGACCTGCTCCTCGTGCTTCTCGCGCGTCTCGAGCGGCAGCCCCATCGACTTCACGGCGAACGAGACGTTGTCCGAGATGTCGATGCTCGCGCCAGGCTCGACCTCGTACGCCTTGTCGAGCGTGAAGGTGAGCTTCTGGTCCGAGGTGTTCTTGAACTTCATCAGGGCACCAGGATGTTCCGGCGCACGCCGCACGAGTTCGGGCGGTTGCACACGAGCTGGATGGTGGCCGTAACCTCCGCCTTCTCGGACGGGCCGGTCTTCGCCAGCATCTCGTAGTTGAACCCGAGCGGGACGTCGCCGAAGCCGTCGTCCGCGTTGATGCGCATCTGCGGCAGCGCGCTCATGTTCGCCGTCGGGAGATACTGAATCTCCATGGCGTCGGTGTTGATGTAGAAGATCGACGGCGTGGCCGTAAGCCCTGCATCCTTGTCCTTCACGAACACGCAGCCGTCCATCTCGAGGCCTTCGTAGCCGGCGTCGAGCGTGACCCGCCCGCGCGCCGTGTTCACGACCTGCACATAGCGGCGGTTCAGATCGTAGAGATTGCCGAACGCGTTGAACGCCGACGGCGAGCAGAGCGCGATGTCCGGGTTCTCGCCCGACGACTCGAAGATTTTTCGGAGGTCGTCCCGGATGAGCGGGAACGTGATCGCCGTCGCCACGCCCGGGTCGACGACGATGGGGCGCCAGTACGCGTTACCCGCCACCGTGCGGTCGATGCCCGCGTAGGTGTTCACGATCGATCCGATCGCCGCGTCGAGCCCCGCGATGGTCGTGCCCGTTCCCGGGCCCGTGTACATCTGCTGGTTGATCATCGACCCGAGCTTCGCGCTCGCGTTGGCGACCTCGCGGCCCCAGAGCATGCGATTGCCCACCGGGGTCATGGTCGTCTTCGCGGCATCCATCGCGAGCTGGGTCACGTGGATGTTCGAGCGGTACAGGCCCCAGTTCAGGATGGCAGGTGCCTGCGCGTCGCCACCGAAGTTCACCGCGTCGGCGCCCTCCGTGTAGTTCTCCGCAAGCTGCCCGTCACCTTCGGTCGCCCACGCCACGTTCTTCCCTTCCCCCGCGACGATGCGCAGGGACTTGAGAAGCATCGTGCGGCGGTTGATCTGCCGAACGATGTCGCCACGGAATGCCTGCGCGAGGGCCAGGAGCCCAAGCGAAGTCGGTGTATCAGCCATGTTCTATGTCCTCGTTGCCCCACGGGGCGGTTGTGAGCCGTGGGGCCAATGCCCCGCGGGTTAGCTGCGGCCTTGGCGGGCCTGATAGGTCGCGAGCGACTCTTCGAGCTCCATCGAGCGAAGAGCCTTCTCCTCGTCCGTGGACGCTTCCTTGTCCCAGGTGGGCAGTCCGTTCGCGCCGCGGTGACTGCCCGTTGGCGCATCGGCCGCGGGCGCGCGCGAGCCGAGCCGATGCGTCACGCCGGAATTCGGCGCGGGCAGAAACGGCGCGGCTTCTTTGGACTTCAGCCACTGGCTGATTCCGTCCTGGAGCGGGAGGTCAACCTCCTCTTCCGCCATCCCCGGCGCGGGGATGCGGCGGCCCTTGAACAGGGCCTTACCCTGCTCGTCGTACGTGATGCGCTTCTGCGAATAGAAGAGGTCGCGCGCGGCCACCTCCTGCAGCTCGGGGCGCACGTCCTTCAGAAGCGACCGCACCGTGCCGTAGGTGTGCTCCTCGCGGCGCTTCTCCTCGGCCTTCGTGGCCCGCTCGTTCGCCTCGTTTGTGAGCTTCGCGAGGTCGTCGAGCTTCTGCTGCATCGCCGCCATCTCGGGGGACGGCTTGCCGTGGCTGCTGGCGGCCTTCTCCTTCTCCTCGGCCGGAGGAGGCACCAGCGTCTTGAGCTTCTCCTCGAGCAGCTTCGAGAAGAACTCCGCCTGCGACTTCTCGCTCCGCTTCAGATGCGACGTGACGGCCGCGTTGACGATGTCCGCGACGCGCTTGTCGGCTTCCGCCTGTGCAGAGGCAGACGCCCTGATCTCTTCCTCAGTCATGGACCACTCCGTTCGCGCGGCGTCGTGTGCCGCGCGTGCAGGTGAATTTCGTGGCGTTCCCCGCGCTCACCCGTAGGCGCGAGGCACGTATTCAGGAGTCGTGGGGGGACCGGCTCCGATAGAGCGCAGCGCCATCCTGGCGCCGGCCCGCAAGAGCCGAACGCGAACGAAGACACTCCGCAGCACCGGTCCCCCCACGGCTCCCGAAGGAGCGTCACCAAGTGATGTTTCGGTCGGCGATACCGGCTTACGCACCTTCTGTCGGTTTCCCGTTTTTATCCGGCCCGACGCTGCGACTGGTGACCCGCGCAGTGGCTCTAGGCGGCGGCCTCTAAGACCGCCGGAATCGGAATCAGGGTCGGCACGCACCTGCAGAACGGGTGCACGTCGCCCGGCAGAAGGCCGCCCGTGAAGGCCGCCCCCAGAGGCTGCACCTCGCCGTGCATCCGCCGGCAGATCCGGCACGTCTTCATGTCGAGCGTGGCGTCCCAGCGCTTCGCCCAGAGCGCGGCCTCGGGGCCGAGCTCGACGGCGAGGATCGCCAGCCACTCGTCGTGGCCGCGTCCGTACGCGTGCGGGATCTCCGTCCCCGCGATCCGCCGGAGCCGGTAGTCGAGCGCCTCGTTCGTGGCGCCCACGGGGTCCTTGATGTCACGCCGGTACGCCGCCATGACCGCGAGGAGCCACGCCGCGCAGAAGTTCCGCGCGATGCTCTCCGCGCGCGCCTGATCCTCGTCGGTGCGGTCTCGAATCGTCACGAAGATGTGAGCCAGGCTGATCCCCGCGAGCGCCGCCTCGGCCTTGAACTGCTTGGTGGCGTCCTTGCGCGCGTTGGCGCGGAGGAGGAGGAGGAGCGCGAGGAGCGCGAGATACAGCCGGTGATCCGATTCCATCAGGGCCGGGATGGCTTCGTTCTCGTCGACGTCCTCGCCCAGGAGCTGGGCGCGGACATCGACAGTAGCGGCCCTCAGGGCCTGCCGCAGCTCGCGCATCGCTACGGCCTCCGCCATGAGGATCGCCCGGAGCGACGCCCGTAGGCGCTCGTTCCACTTAGGCGGCAGCTGAGCGACGTGCGGTGCCATTCGGCTTCGGGGCGGGGGGCGGCGGGGGCCGCTCACCGGTGAAGAGATCGAACATGTCGCCACTCGACTCGACGCCCGCGGTGATCTCCTTGCGGATCTCGTCCTTCACGTCCTGGCTGGCCTCGGGCATCGTCGCCCACGCCACCTTCGTCTTGATCTCCGTGAGGAACCGCTTGCTCGGGATGTTCAGCATCTGCGCGTTCATCGCGTTGCTGATCACCTCCGGCGCCGTCGCCGTGTCGTAGCCGCTGAACCCCTCGATGCTCCAGGAGATGTCCTTGTCCCCGCGCGCATCGGAGATCATCTCGTAGGTCTCCTCGATGACCTCCGCCATGATCATCCCGTACGCGTTCAGCATGATGCGCGTGGCCGCGTTGTCCTCCGCCTTCGAGTCCGCGGAGCGCCCCACCGTCTCGGCGTTGTTGTCGAGGCCGAGCGCCATCTGATGGGTCACGCGGAACATGTCGTTCCGCTGCACATCGACCTCCTTCGAGATCACATCGAAGGGCTGGTTCGGCGGCGCCGACCACGTCATCTCTTCGTCGACGTCGATCATGATGAAGTAGCCCGCGCCCATCACGGGGGGCTTGGTCGCATCCTTGATCTTGAACACCGGCATCGCGTAGCAGGTCCTGCGGATGGCCCACCCGAGGCCCGTGCCGAGACGGAAGTGCTCCAGCTGCGGGTCACGGATGCGATTGGCAATCCAGAGCCCCTCGGGGATCTCCACCGTCTGGAGCGGCACCTGCAGAAAGCCGTGGCGACGCGGTTGCTCTTTCTCTGAGATCAGCTCCGTGGATGCGGGACGCTTCCCGTCCTCGTAGCGGATCTCGAACGTCGTCACGTACTTGACGTCGTAGACCTTCCACGTCTCCACGTTCAGGACGCGCTTCTGGTAGACCGTCGGGCGGATCTTCTGAATGTTGTGGATCACGCACCACGTGAGGTTGCCCTTCACGTCGGTCTCCCAGTCGTACAGCTCCTCGGGGTCCACCTTGAACAGGCGCGCCTCGCCGAACTTCCGTCCGTGGAACTCCGCCAGGTTGTCCGGCCAGTCCGCCTGCCCGTCGTCGTTCAGCTCGCAGATCCAGTGCGCGCGCTTCTTCACGAGCGCCGTCTTGAAGCGCTCGCGCATGAAGTCCGTCATGTCGATGTCGCCGCCGACGTCCTCCCGGAAGGCCGCATACCAGGGGTCCGGCTCCTGGAGCGTGTCGCCCGTGAGGGACTTCGCGCGCACGCTGAACGCGCCCGAGAAGAGCCACGCGACGTAGTAATCGATGATCGGCCCGAGGTAGCTGCGGTACGACGCCTCTTGAAGCCGCTGGTGGTAGACCGCCGTGGGCTCCATCTGATGCTGCAGGAGGAAGTTCCGGATGCGATCCCGGAACGCACGACCGCCCCGGTAGAGCGCGTCGAGGTCCCGCCAGTAGTCCGCGTCGTAGCCGGAGTTCGTGGCGTCGAGGTTTTCGAGGAGGATGGGCATCAGGGCATCAGTGCTGGTTCGATGGGTCCTTCTTAGGGGGACTCGGAGCTTCAAGCGTCGTGTGCACGCAGGCCGCCCACCCGGGGTCGGAGCACTGCGCGCAGCGAATGTGAGGATGCTTCGGCGTGCACCACACCGGCGCGTCGACGTAGTCCATCTGATGGCCGCACATCGCGCACCGGAACATCAAAAGGTCCGGTGGCATGCGGGCCTCGCTAGTACGGAAAGAGTGGCTGCTGGCCCACGCCGCGCGCAGGCGGCGGAATCGTGAGCTGCGCGTACCCTCCTGCAAGCGCGTCGACCACGTCGTCGTGCGTGTCGCCGACGCCCGTGAAGGACGCGATCTCTGAGACAGCGGTATTGAGCTTCTTCAGCGGGAATTTCGGATTCGCGGGGATCTTCACGAGCCCCTGGTTCCACGCCGCCGCCACGCCCTGCGCGCGCACGAACTTGTCGGCCTTCGCGTGCTCGGTGTTCACCTTCACGCCCTGCGTCTGGAAGAAGTCCGCGATGCCCTGCTCCTGCCCGCCAATGTACGAGAACACCGGCGGCCAGCTGTAGTCGCCGAGGAGCCGCTTCAGCTTCTCGATGAACGCCGGAGCGGCGAGCTGCTCCATGAGCAGATCGAGCACGTAGATCGTCCCGTCGGGCGCCTTCCCGAGCACGATGGCGACGCTCCAGTCGGAGTAGGTCTTCGCCGTGTACGCGAGATCGAGGCCTACGCTTAGGGTGAGCGGGACCGGCTTTCCGTTCCCGTCCGTCGGCAGCCGCTCGTAGAGGTGCGTGCCGTGGAATACGCCCGCCCCGCGGGGGCGCGGCTCGCCCATGAACATCGACGCCCAGTCGTACTCGCCGACGTCGATGCGGCGCTTCTGGAGCGCAGAGGTGGGCCACCTGTCCGGCCAGAGCGCCTCGCCTGTGGGGGACAGCGCCGGGTAGTTCCGGTACTCCCAGGCGGCGTCGGTGTTCTTCTGGAGCGTCCCGATCTCGTCGTCCTGTGTCCAGCGGGTGTTATGGACGACGAAACCGTTGGCGATGAAGTTCTCCGTTCCCTCGACGGTGAGGTCGTAGACGTCCTCTGTGCCGTCGGGAACGACCGCCTGGATCTCCTCGGCCCGCTCGGGGTCGATGTTGAAGTTGATCGTGACCGAGAAGATCGTGGACAGCTTGAGCGCGGCCGAGTGCGGCGCCTGAACCATCTGCGACGCATGCGTCACCTTCGTCGCGTGAAGGCCCGCCGACAGCGCGAGTAGGCGCGTGTCCTCGAGCAGCGCTTCCGAGACGCTCGCGACACGGTAGGACTCCACGCACTTCTTGAGGCGGTTGCCGTCCGAGGCGATGTAGCCGCGAAGGAATTCGGTCTTCAGTGCCGGCGTCAGCCAGAATGCCCACTCCGGGATGCGCTTCCCCCACGCGCCACCCGTCAGCCCGAGGGCCGTGAGCCTGCGCCCCACCTCCGCGCTATCGAGGCGGTAGTAGCCGGCGGTCGTCTCACGCGGCCGTCGTCCGAAGAACTTCTCGAACGCGGCCTGCACGCGCTCGTTACGATCCGGGTACGCCTTCTTCGCGACGCACACGCACCACGCCATGCTGCGCCCGTGCTTCCAGGTCGTGACCCACCCGTCCCCGATCATGAACCCGAAGAGCCACGCGAACTCGGGATCGACCTCGACGTCGCCACTCCCCTGATTGCAGACCACGACGGAGTCTCCAGACTGGAGCACACCGGCGGCCTTCCACTTCCCCGTGTCGAGCAGGAACGGGTGCCGCGCATTGACGCGCAGGCTCTTTCGCTTCGTGGTCACCTTCAGAATCGGGTCGTGACCAGAAAGCCGCGCTGCCGCGACTCGCCGGTTCACGAACCGCGTGCCGTCGTAGGACCGCACGGACTCGCAAGGCTTGACGTCCTCGACGGCCCGCCACGAGCCATCGGCCATGAGGACGGGCTCGCCCTTGGCGATACAGTGCGTCACGATCGCGCTGCCGCCAGGCTCGAGGCGGTTGATCGCGGTGGACGTGAACCACTCGTGGATCTTCTTCCGCATCGTCGGCGACTCGGCCTCGGCGCGGTTTCGGTGAGGGTCGTCGACCACCACCAGGTAGAACCCGTGCCCCGTGAAGGGCCCGTTCACGCCGACCGCGATGAGCCCGCCACCCTGCTCGGTGCGCCACTCGCCCGCGCCGCGCTTGGAAGCCTTGATCTTCACGCCCGCCCGCTCGGCGTAGCTCTGGATCTCGAGGCTCTTCGACTCGGCGATGTCCGCCGCGTAGCTCGCGTACCCCATCAGGCGGTCCGGGAACCGCGCGAGGTACATCGCCATCAGGTGGAAGAGCAGCTGCGACTTCCCGTGGCGCGGCGGCGCGCTGAAGAGAAACCGTATCGGCTGGACCAGCGCCTGCTGGAGCATCTCGGCCGCCTCGGTGAGGTGCACCGGACGCTCGAACTGCGGCGTGATGCGCTTCTCGAAGTCGAGGAGCGACTCGCCGGTGTTAGTGTACCGCTTCGTCCTCTTGTCCAGCCTCGACTGGGCCAGCTCGGCCAGTAGCGACGCGGAGGACCTGCTCATAGATGTGCGGCGGCAGTCCCGCCTCGAGCTTGCCCAGGAACGACTCGAGCTCGCCCCTCACGATGACCTGCGTTTGCTTGTTCCATCTCTCGCTCGACGCGCGCTCCAGCCACCACGCCGCGAACTTCGGATCGTCGATGGCCGCATCGACGACGCACTTCGTGGCGCCGACCTCCGCCTGCGCGCTGGCGCGGTCCACATCGCGCGCGAGGGCGTAGAGGCAGCTGCCCTCGCCCTCCTCTTCGCCGCGCTTGCACCACTCGCGGAACGTCGGCGCGCTGATGCCACACGAACGTGCCGCCGTGTCCGGGTGCTGCCCCTCGAGCACCAGCTTCACGATCTGCCGGTGAAGACCGAGCGTGTACTGCTTCGGGACGTGGTGCGCCGGCCCGTCGTTCGGGTGCGGCACCCCGAAGAGAGTGAGGCCCGGTCGCTCGTAGTTACGGTCGTGCGCCATATTCCACCCACCGCGGAGGGTGGGCCTTGATCAGGTAGTCGGCAAGGCGGGCACGGCGACGGGAGGCGTCGAGGCCGCGACTGCACGCGGCTCCGCCGCCCGTGTATTGACCGAGCCGTTCCTCGGGACGCCTGTGCGCAAGTCGGCAGACGCGGTGGCTCTCCCGAATGCGGAGGATCATCGCCTCCACGCACGAGCGCACGTCATCGAGAAGCTCCGCCGCACTGTACGGAAGCCCCCGAATGTCGATCTGCCCGAGACAGACTGTGCCGCTGCCGTCCTCGGCAAGGGCTTTGGGATTGAAGTGGCTCTCGAAAAACGAGATCGCTACAAGCTCGACGGCGGTCTTCGCGGGGCCGTCCTCGCCGGGGTAGACCGGGAAGAGATGCGCCGCTTCGTCGATGGCGCGCGCGGTGGCGACGTACGTGTCGCTCCAGGGCGAGGCGCCCTGAAGCGCGACGATCAACCCGAGTATCCACGTCACCATCGCTTCGGGACCTTCACGCTGACGCTCACGCTGTCCCCGGAGAGGTCGTCGAGGACGACGGGCGCGAGGCTGTTGCTGTCGTCGGGGCGGCCCGGGGGGCCTTCGGGGCGCTTGAGGAGGCGGAGACGCTCGACGCACTGCGGGCAGTGGAACGGGCCGTTCGGGAACCGAGGGTCGAGGACGTCGATCTCGAAGAAGACCGAGCACCCCGGCGTCATGCACATCACGCGTGCGCCGCTCATCTACCCTTAGCCCCTGATGCCACGGTCGCTGGAACTGACGGAACCGACGGAATCCGTGCGTCCTGCCGAACCGCCTCAGCGGTAACGATTGACCGCCATAAAGACGGGATGCGGCGCTCGATCTCGGAAAGTGGAATTTGTTTGCCCCGTCCACTACGGATTATCTCGACGCCGTTGGCGATGAGCAGCCGCTCCAGGGACTGGTAGGTCATCGACCCGCCGATGTACTCGACCAGCTCGGTGAGCGGGTAGAGCGCCGCCACCGGCGGGGGGCCTTTCGTGCGGGCGCGGGGGTTCATTTGAACCGCACCCACTTCATGCGTGGGTAGACGTAGCTGCTGGAGGTGTTCTGCCAGACCCACGCCTGACCGCAGTCGCACTTCCACGTATCGCCGTCGTTGTACCCCCCGAAGAGACGCCTCCACCACCCCGGCGGAACACACCCGCGCGTTCCCTTTCCGACGCGCGAATGCGGGTTCACCGGCGGCGGGTAGTCGGGCACCACGGCGAGGGCGCGGAACGGGGAGGTCATCGCGTGCGCTCCCGGAATAGCTCGTTGATGCGCTTCATCTCGGCGCGGCACGCGCGACGCGTCTGAAACCACTGCGAGACCTGGCCCGCAGCGACCAGAACGAGAATGCCCCAGTCCGTCATCTCCGACGTGGTCACCGGAAGGCCGCCCGCGCGGCGCTCGAGGAGTGCGCGGCGCTCGAGGAGTGCGCGGCGCTCGAGGAGTGCGTGGACGGCACCGACTCGCGCTGCTTGCGCGAGACATAATGCAGCGCGAACGAGCGGTGGGCCGCCGTGCTCAGCACCTCCGCCTCGAGCTGGATGTTCGCGAGCAGCGCCGCGTCGGCCTCTTGGTGGTGGGCGCGGATGCAGAGCGCCGTCAGCCACGTGAGGATGCTGTCCTCGTGCGCGCGAGCCTTCGCGGCGGCCTCGCGGTAGCTCGCGCGGCAGAGGGGGCTACGCGTGGCGACCAGGGCTGTAGAGGGCGGCAGGCTTAGCTGCGGGGGCAGCTTCCGCTCGTCGTAGTGCAGCTCGAGGACCAGCTGGAGGCTCACAGGGATCTGCAGCAACGGCACGTGGACCCACCGGTGCCGCCGCGCCGCCTCCACACGCCGCTCCGTCATCCGCTCCTCAGGGCTGGCCGACGAGTGCGCGCACCCGCTCCGCGCCAGGTAGGAGAGGCTCTCCCACGAGCTGCCCATCCCCATCTCGCTCGCCGACCGCTGGAAGTACCAGGTCAGCTCCGCCACCACCTCCGACGACGGGCGCAGCGCGTACAGCGGGACGACGTTCGGCATAGAGCTGGCGTAGCTGACGGAAAAAGCACGTCAACGATGCCGACCAGTTTGACATGCACTGTCCTAGTGCTAGATGAATCTCCATGACAATGTCGATGATGGCGTACAAGATCGGTGCGGACCCGGACAGCGCGAAGCTTGAGATTCTCGCGGCCTTGCGCGCGGCGGAGGGCAGCCGCGAGGAGGCGGCCCGGACCCTGGGCGCGAGCATCCGGACCTTCTACCGATGGCTCGAGATCCTGCGCATGTATGAGGACGTCGACAACCTCCTCCGTGAGATGAACCTCGACGTCTACGTGGGCCCGCCGCGCAAGTACCACAAGGGTTCGAAGGAGGAAGTCCCGAAGACGCCCTACGTCCGTGGAACGGGCCGCCCCGTGCGCGCCAAGGTGGCGTCGTGAACGACGGCATCGTGTGCTGCCCGCGGTGCTTGCGGGGAATGCGCATGGAGAGCGCCAACGTCGCCGCGTGCGACGACTGCTGTATCCTTATGCCGCTCGACGACGCGAGCCCGCTTGCCATTGCGGAGGCTGACGCCCTGGCGGAGGCGCGGGACCGGACCGTTGACCAGACAGGGAACTAGCGATGACGGGATGGCGCGAGATGAACGTTCCGGGCCTTCGGTGCATGCACCCGGAGCACGACGAGAAGGCCGCCCGCCGAGCGATGCGGATGGGGGCGGCGTGCTACTCGATGGACGAGGGCGCGTCGGTGTGGTGCTCCATCTGCGCAGGCGCGC